GCCAGGCTTAAGCAAGTTTATCCCATTGCAGTGGGTTTCCGGATCGCCATCCGGGTCCGTCGATTAACCTCGACCGTGTATCTCACATGATCACTTCTTTGAAGAGAGAAGGCACCAATTTCGTAGGTCGAGCAAAGCTGATGGATACTCCGATGGGTAACATTGCCAAAGGACTGATCGGAGAAGGCGTAAAGCTCGGGGTTTCATCCAGAGGTATGGGTTCATTGAAGCTAAATAAAGAAGGCATTAATGAAGTTCAAGACGATTTCTATTTGGCTACAGCCGCTGATATTGTAGCTGATCCTTCTGCTCCGGATGCATTTGTGAACGGAATTATGGAAGGTGTAGAATGGGTTTGGCAAGACGAACTTCTCGTCGCAAAGAAAAATGCAGCCGCAGTACTCGAACAAGCCGTACAAAATATTGAAAGCGCATCTTCTAAAAGACAGCTTCAAGCTAAAAAGTTTGAAATTTTTGAGAAATTCCTCAATAAAATTTCTAAAATCTAATTAGAATAAATAAATAAATATTACAAGGAGTCAAAAATGTCAAATAAAGATACGAATGAAATCGTTCAAGACGGTATCGACGAATCTGCTGGTTCGGAAACCCTAAAGCCAAATCCAACACGTGCAGAGATGCTGGCTACTTTCAGTCAACTTCTTGCTCAATTGAAGGGCGAAGATCTTTCGCACTTCTTTAACGATTCAATTAAACAATACAGTGCCGATGGTATTCCTTCGTCGCCAACTCCTGGTGGAGCTCCTGGTATGGGGCAAATGCCAATGGCTACAATGAATGCAGTGAAGGAAGATATCGACGAAGTATTCTCCGGCGAAGATCTGACCGAAGAAGCAAAAGAAAAGTTTTCTACAATCTTTGAAGCAGCTGTATCAGCTCGCGTTTCAATCGAAGAAGCTCGTCTTGAAGAAGCTTTCGAAGCTCGTCTAGACGAAGAAGTAGAAGAAATCAAAGAAGAAATCACTACAAAAATCGATCAGTATCTCGATTATGTAGTAGAATCGTGGATGGAAGATAATAAGCTTGCTATCGAATCCACGTTACGCGCCGATATTGCAGAGAACTTCATGGAAGGTCTTTACAATCTATTTGCTGAATCATACATCACAGTTCCTGAAGAGAAGCTTGATGTAGTCGGTGAATTGAAGGCACAGATCGAAGAGCTTGAAACAAAGTTCGACGAGTCTGTAAATAGGCAACTAGAACTACAGTCAGTCATCGATGAAGCGACAATGGAAGCCACATTCGACGAAGTGACCGAAGGTCTTGCTGCTACACAAGTAGAAAAGCTTCGCACTCTTGCAGAAGGTATCGAGTTCACAGATTCTGAGTCTTATGTAAAGAAACTCAGCATTCTAAAGGGCAAGTACTTCTCTGAGAAGAAAGAAATTAACTCTGGCGTGATCACAGAAGAAGCGTCAGAAGGCCTTCGCGAAGATACTAAACCCGTAGCAGTTGGTGAAATGGCAAACTATGTCAGCGCGATTTCAAGAACCAAAAAGTTTTAATTTTATAAATAATAAACAAATCCTAAGGATAAAGGGAGAATACAATGTTAGCTGAGGAACTAAACAACAAGTGGAAGCCAGTGCTCGAGCACTCGGATCTTCCAGAAATTACAGATTCACATAAGCGCCTTGTCACAGCGCAAGTGCTTGAGAATACAGAGCGAGCACTTCGCGAAGCTGGTGGCGGACAGCAATTGCTTGGTGAAGCTGAATCTACCAATACTGTAGGCAGTGGAAATATTGCAAACTTCGATCCGGTACTGATTTCGCTCGTACGTCGTTCGATGCCAAATCTAATTGCTTATGATGTTTGCGGCGTTCAGCCAATGAACGGTCCAACCGGGCTTATCTTTGCAATGCGTTCGCAGTATGCTAACTCGTCAGATCCGAGTGTTGCAGAAGCATTCTACAACGAAGCCAACACAGGTCACGCTTCGCGTCTCGGTGCTGGTCTTACTTTTGCAAACACCGGTGCTGGTAGTGCAACTGCGGTTGGTGCTAACACTGTTGGTACAGCTCCTGATTCGGCAAATAACGCTGGCAATACATTCTACAACTACACCATGGGTCTTCTCGTTGGTTCGGCTGAATTGCTCGGCGCCAACAGCACTTTCATCTTCCCGGAAATGGGCTTCTCAATCGAGAAGGTTACCGTATCTGCAAAGACGCGTGCTCTGAAGGCTGAATACACACTTGAACTCGCACAAGATCTGAAAGCGATTCATGGTCTCGACGCAGAATCAGAACTTTCGAACATCCTTTCGGGAGAAATTCTTGCTGAAATCAACCGTGAAGTTGTTCGCTCGATCATCATCACTGCTGAAAAGGGTGCATCCGATGGTACCACAACTGCTGGTATCTTCGATCTCGACACCGATTCAAACGGTCGTTGGTCAGTTGAAAAGTTCAAGGGTCTTCTGTTCCAAATCGAACGTGAATGCAATCAGATTGCAAAACAAACACGTCGCGGTAAGGGTAACGTAATCATCTGCTCGTCAGACGTTGCTTCGGCACTTCAGATGGCAGGCGTTCTTGATTACGCTCCTGCACTGAATACATCGTCACTGTCCATCGACGACACAGGCAACACATTTGCTGGTGTTATCAACGGTCGCATTAAGGTCTATATCGATCCTTATGCTGGTACAAACTTCTTGGTAGTAGGCTATAAGGGTTCGAATCCGTTCGACGCCGGTCTCTTCTATTGCCCATACGTTCCGCTTCAGATGGTTCGTGCGGTTGATCCAGGTTCGTTCCAACCGAAGATTGGCTTTAAGACACGTTACGGCATGGCACCGAATCCATTCGCCAAGGGTACAGTTGCTGCTTCTGCAACAGCTGTTCTTGAGCAAGATTCGAACAAGTACTATCGTCGCGTTCTTGTTAACAACTTGATGTAATAAGAGTTGGAATAACCAAC